TCGCCTCATGGTGCAAGCAGCGGGAGGAGCTATCTGCCAAGTATCAGGGCGTGCGCCCGTCATATGTCAGCACCGATCTGGCAACACTAGAGGAACGCATCCAGCGCTATGTGGCGCGGGTCAAGGAGCTGGAAGGAGAAATAGAATGACTTGGAATTTTGACATAGATGCAGCGCCTCGTGGAAAGACCGTGAGCAATACTATAACAAACTCAAAAGGCATAGAGGCAACCAGACACACTTTTGTTCCTGATAAGGTGATAGTCGCTGCATCTGGCCGCATGGTGATGGTGTCATACTGGATGCCACCGCAAGAAGACAGACCGAATGGTCGCTGGCACGGACTAGCCGCCACAGAGAAGCCGATTGCATGGATGCCATTCCCTGAGTTTCCAGAAGGAGAAACAGAGTGACTGATCGTAAATTCACACCTCCAACAGAGTTCCCCGCAGAGTATGTGGACGGCTACGGAAACAAGGTGGTTATCTTGGGGAGGTCTAATCATAAGGGCTACCCGTTAATCGGTTTCGACCACACAGGCTGCCCCCGTTCTTGGAGCGAGTATGGCACAATCACTAGAGGCCTTTCCAGCACAGAGGACCTCCACGACATCCCCAAGCGCATCGCAACGTGGCACAATGTTTATGCTAATCAATTGTCTAGGTCTATATATAACCGTGCTGAGGTAGATAGTTATTGCGGGCAGGGCCGCCTCTGCGTCTACCGTATTGAACGTGACGAGGATGGCGGCAACCCTGAGATATTCGTGGAGGAAGTTTGAGCAGTTGTTTAACAAGTATGAAGATGTGTTGAGGAACTGTCGTGCGGAGCCCGAGGGATCTCAGTAGAGGTCAGCTCAAGCCCCGCGCTGGGTGTTTACAAGAACCAAGGTCCGAGGTTCAAGGACCGTTTTTGAAAAAGAAAGGAAAACATATGCGAGGAACACCAACACAGGAGATAACCAAGACAATCTGGGATCTGCACAACGCGGGTCTGGGGAACGTGGAGATTGCTGAAAAGCTTTCGCTGCACCGAACCCGTGTGTCATCGGCACTGGCGCGAGGCCGGCAGAAGGGTATTATTGCACCACCGGAACGCAACCATGACTTGGGTTACCTGATCCGAAGAGAGGGGCGCCACATGGGCACCTTTTCGGAGATTTCTGACAGACTGACACTGGGCCAACGTCACTGGCTGGTGACACAGGCTGTGGATCTGGGATGCGACACACTGGCCGAGTTTCTGACGGAGGTGATCCGGGATCAATACGAAGAGGTTAAAGTAAGAAAGGAGCAAAAGAATGGATAAGCTGAGCTATCAGGACGAACTCACAGCAGCACACACCGAAGTGCAGATGCTGCTTGTTAACTGGGGGATGAGAGGAGCAGAGCCGGGTATTGTCATCCCGTTCACACTGGTGCGCCTGCTGGTGTGTCTGAGGGATATACACCCATCGGAGGAGTCATTTTTGGAGAGTATAGAAGATCTGGGACGCCTTGCCCTACAGACATTTGAAGAATCACAGAAGGAGACAATTAATGTTCATTGAGACAAAGAGAGCCGCAGTTTTCGTAGACGACATGACCAGTGTTGGGAGCGCCTTCGGAACCACGCCGGAGGGGGAGTCGGTGTTCATCAACGCCCGCATCGTCGAAGCTGTAAAGATCAAGGCAGGCGACTGCGTCAGCGCCATGGTGCTGCCAAACTACGAGGACAAGCGCGCCAAGGTTCCGTGGCGGGCAGTAAGGGCCGAGGTCATAGAGTCGGTATTCGAGGACATCTCAGGGGAGCCTGACGACGAGACGCCGCTTGTTGTGCAGGCCAGCAAGGATGAACAGATTGTCGAGATGTTGGAGAAGCACGGTCCACTGCGCAATGCCACACTGGCCCGTCTGCTGGGGATCAGCAGCGGCGAAGCGGGCACCTTGTGCCACGGTCTGTTTGCCTTGGGAAAGATCGCCTTGGCGGACATCTACAGCGACCCGACGAACAAGCGGGCATCGCATCGTGTGTGGGCGATAGACATCAACGACTTTGACGTCGATCCGTTTGATGAAACAAATCAAGCGTAACCCAATAGTGACAATAGGAGGCGGCGCAGTGTCGCCTCCCAAACACATAGGTCCAAGCCATCCAGAAGTTCGATTGATCCTGTAGACGCCACGCTCTCGAGCACAGGGACTCGGACGTATCACTGTATGATACGTCGTGCATGATTCGGCTCAGGAGTTTGATGCGCCACATATCGCCTTCGTGGTTTCATTGTGCTTCGTGATGTCCACTAACAGTGTACGATCATTTTGCAGCAACCACGAGACGGTTTTTTCGGATTCGAAGTACATCGGCGAAACTACGTCACAGTAGCTGTCACTTGTCACCTTTGCGCAGCCACTGGTTAGCCCGATCAGCAAGGCCGATGTCGTCAAGACTGTCCACTTCATCGTCGATCCCCTTTGCAGTCGTCATGTTCGAGATCCGTTTCTCGTCCATCTTTCGTTTGGTGCGGTCGATGCCTCGTTGCACGCCGCTGGAGTAAATACCAAAGACCCCCGCGAGAAACGCGAGGGCAATCAATCCGTAGAGCTGAAGCTTGCCGAACATCAACGCACCCCGGCAGCCCACTTCTGGAGCCGCTCTCGCATGATCCAGAGTGTGAACAGGCAGCTCACCCCAACGAAGCCCAAGACAATGTATTGGGCATTGCCGTCGAGAGCTGATAGGGCGGTGACCCCGGCGCCGGCCTTAGTCGCAATGTCCAAGGTGCTCGCTTGGAGTGTCTTGGACTGCACAGGAGAGACCCGAGGTGCGGGCGTGGGTTTGTCGGCCAGGAAGGGACCGACGCGGAAGCCTGGGCAGGCCTTGGGGGAATAGGCGTTATGCCCTGTCACCTTCTTGATGGGGTGACGCCGCTTGATGTCGTCGAGCAGTTTGCGCAATGCGATCTCTTGCTCTGGGGTGTAGTGGTCGTCGAACTCATCGTCAGCATTGGATCCGTGTCCACCAAAGAGGGAGACACCAATGGAGTGAGCGTTGTGCCCGCGAGCATGGGCTCCTGCCTTCTCTTCGGGCCGGCCAGCAACCACCGTGCCATCCCTGTCGATGAGCCAGTGGTAGCCCACGTCCGAGAAGTTTCGCTCAAGGTGCCACCGCTTTACCTCTGCAACTTTTTCGGCTGTGGGTTTACCCTGCCACCAGTTTGGGCGGGTCGCGGTGCAATGCACAATCACCTCGTCGATTTTACGCATTGGCTTCGACCTCTTCGATTGCTTTGCGGATCAGGACCGAGAGCTGGCGGGCCATGGACCGTTGTTCGAGGTCCGCGAGCGCACGAAGTTTGTCGTGATCCTCGAGCAGGAGGCCGACATTACGGAATTTGGGATCGTCTTTAGCTGTTTTAGGCATTTTGTCCTCACGACTTGTTGTCTGTTTCTACACCACCTGTGTCCTTGGTGCAACCTCTCTTCTCTGCCAGCCACTTGTCGTGTCCTTTTTTCAGACGCTCAGGTGTTTTGACATAGCCGCGTATGTCGACGACGTTGTGTTTCTTCATCGGACCCAGCATCGCCTCCGCCACATTGGGTTCAAACCCATACTTCCCCAGCAGGTTGATGGCGTTGCGCTTGGAGTAGAATCCCATTTTGTATTCCACGAAGATCTCGATCACCTCGTCGTGGTCGTATGTGTTGTCAGTCATGTCAATTCCTTTCCTTGGGTTCACTTCGACGGCTTGAGGCTCAACCACTTCATGGCCTCTTCACCCAAGACTTTTGCGCTTAGGTCGATTTTGTTCTTCAGAGACTGCACAATATGCTCGTCTATTGTACCATCACTCATTAGGTCAATGTAGAGAACTTTCTGATCCTGCCCGATACGGTAGTTTCTGTCCTGCGCTTGTATCCTTTGCTCCAAGGAGAATGAATTGCTGTAGAATACAGTGGTCTTGGCCTGCGTGAGTGTGAGGCCGTACCCTGCTGTAGCAGGATTGCCCACAAAGAAACGAAGGGGGTGGTCGGGGTTTTGAAAGTCCTTCATGATCTGGCTGCGTTCGTCAGCAGTTGTGTCGCCGTAGTAGGCTGCAGCTGAGTGCTCACCGAACTCTTTTTTCAGACGCTCCACAATTTGTTGGATGTCGTAGCGGAACCGTGCAAAGTAGATTACTTTCCCACTTGATTCTTGAGCAATCTCAATCGCGGCATCTAAGCGCGGGCATGGAAAGGTTTTCAGCTCACCGTCGTCTGTCTGCAGGTGGCCACATAAAACTTGCTGCATCCGCAGGAGCTGCGTGATGACGGCAGGAGCGGTGACCAGCTCCCCACCTTCGAGCATCGTCATTGCCATGGTGCGAAGCTGCTCATACATCTTAAACTGATCTGGAGACAGGGGGACAAGGCGTGTGGTGAACACCCGGTCGGGTAGGTCGAGGCAGTCCTCCTTCCGCACGCGGTAAGCGTGCTGGTCGATCCTGGATGTCAGCTCCTCTATATTGCGGTAGCCGACAATCTGATCGAAGCTGTGGGCCCCCATTTTACGGCGCTGTGTGACAGCGTATCGCCCCTGAAAGGCGTAGAAAGAGTCGTAACCCAAGAGCCGAGGTCCGAGAAACTCAAACTGAGAATAGACGTCCATCGGACTGTTGGACACAGGTGATCCCGTAAGTGCGCGACGATACTTGAACCCTGCCGCGATCTTGGTGAGCGCCTTGGTTCGTTTTGCCTTTGGGTTTTTTATTGTTGTGCTCTCGTCGATAGCGATCAAGCCGCGCGGACCAAAGTGTTTTGCCATCCACTCCCCGGCGTTGCGACCTTTCACAGAAGAGAAAGCCTCGACGTTCATGACAAACACCGTCAGCCCGTCAAATTTATCTTTAACAGAAGACATTTCCTCGCGTGCCTTTTTGCCGGCGTTTGACGACCACCGAATCACGCGATGGTTCACCGCATCCGACATGTGCTCAGGCAGTTCCTTTTCAGGCCAGTTCCGAAACACCCCTTTCGGTGCAATGATTAAGGCGAAGTCGACCAAGTCATTGAGGTGAAGCATACCGAGAGTGTCGATCAACATCTTGCTTTTTCCTGTTCCCATGTCGGCCAAGAAAGCGTAACCCTCTCGGTCCCAGCTTTTCGCCACCGCTTCCATTTGGTGTGCATAGGGCGGCAGCTTAAATGGAAAGTCCTCCATCTGGTGTTGATAGGGTTTAGTCTTAAAGAAATCTGTTGACACTGGTTGATCCTTTCTCTAGTCTCCCCCTTATGGTTAGCAAACAAGCTGGCCACAAGCAACCCAGAAGTGGAGAAACTTATGACTGACTTATTTGACGACATCTTCGACGAGGCCGGTGCTCTCGGTGATGTGAATACCGCCACCGGAAAAACCCTCAGCGATTTGGTCAGGAAGCTTCGCTCGGTCGAGAAAGAGATCGCCGACGCCGAAGACCATGTCAAAGCTTTGAAGCAGGAGAAGCACAAGCTCTCCGTTGAAAACATCCCAGCATTGATGGACGAGATGGGCGTGGATCGGCTGGATGTCGACGGTGTGACTGTCTCTCGCAAGATGATGGTTCACGCCTCTATCCCAGCAGCCAACAAGGACGAAGCGTTCAGCTGGCTGCGTGACAACGGGCTTGATGACATCATCAAGAACGACATCACCGTGTCGTTTGGCAGGGGTGAAGACAACGTGGCGGGCGACGTCGTTGGTCTGCTGCAGGAGCGTGGGTTCGACCCCAAGACCAAGACCCATATCCACCCATCCACACTCAAGGCGTTCGTGAAAGAGCGCATCGAGAACGGTAAGCCTATTGACCTCGATCTGTTCGGGGCCTTCATCGCAAACGCTGCAGAAATTAAAAGGAAAGCATAATGAGCACCGCTGTAACCAAAGCAAAAGACACGTCCATTTCAACTGAGGTCATGGACGACATCTTCGAGCACGCTGGAGAAGGCACAGCCTTTGACAGCAGCGAGATGCAGATCCCGTTTGTGCGTCTGCTGCAACCGTTGAGCCCGCAGCTCAACAAAAAGAAATCCGAGTTCATCGAGGGTGCCTCCAGCGGGGACGCGTTCAATAACGTGACCGGCCAGTATTGGGACGGGGAGAAAGGCATCACAGTGGTTCCTTGCTTCCAGACCACAAAGTACCTGGAGTTTGTTCCTCGTGACATGGGTGGTGGCTTCAAGGGTGAGATACCCTCCAACAGCTCGCTGCTGCAGCAGACAACACGCTCTGGATCAAAAGAGATTCTGCCCAACGGTAATGAGCTTGTGAAGTCTGATCAGCACTTCTGCTTGGTGGTCGAGGAGGACGGCAGCTTCCAGCCAGTGGTTATCGACATGAAGTCCACGGGCTTGAAGGTGTCCCGCCGCTGGAAGACCCAGATCTCCATGAAAAAGATCAAGCACCCGAAGTCCGGGCAGCTGTTCACACCACCGGTCTTCGCCACAACATGGCGTCTCTACTCCGTCGAGGAGTCCAACGACCAAGGTTCGTGGAGCAACTGGCAAGTCGAGGCGCTCGGCCTCGTAGAAGATCGCGACCTGATGCTTGAGGCCAAGGCCTTCCGTGACAGTATCGCGGCGGGTGAGGTCAAAGCCGCACCCGAAGAGGATCCAGCCCAGACGTCTGGGTCTTCCGTGGACAGGGACGACGATATCCCGTTCTAAGAGCGGCAGCGTCACCGAGGGAGGCTGCGGCCTCCCTCACACCCCATCCACTAGGAGTTCAAGATGTCTTTAGCAGAGAGATTACTGGCTGCCTTTGAGGGATCGAAGGCGGGCTACGGTGAGACTACGGTCGGCGCCATTGGCCGCAAGGGCAAGGCAGATGCCAAGAGCTTCGTGAAGCGCGGTGTGATGACCACGGACATGGTGCAGCGGCACATCGAAGGCAAGCAAGGCGTCGGGTCAATACCGATCAACACAGATAACACATGCCGGTTCGGGGCGTTGGACATTGACGTCTATGACCTCGACCACAAAGAGCTGCAGAAAAAGATCCGAAGGCTCAAGCTTCCGCTGATACACTGCCGCACCAAGTCTGGCGGCGCGCACCTCTACTTGTTTCTGACAGAATGGTATGAGGCAGCTGTCGTGCGTGAGCACCTGATTGAGATGTCCATTGCTTTGGGGTTCTCGGGTTGCGAGATATTTCCCAAACAGGACAGTTTGTTAGCTGAGCGTGGTGATCTCGGCAACTTTATTAACATGCCATACTTCGACGCGGAGCAGACAACGCGTTACGCGTTCGATCAGAATGCCGAGGCGCTGGAGCTCGAGGAGTTCTTGGACCTAGTGGACCGGAGCCGCGTGTCGCAGGTTGACCTCGATGCGTTGGACCTGGCCGGCTCTAAGGAGCATTTCCTGGACGGTCCGCCCTGCCTTCGTATCCTCGTTGCCACCGGCACCGTTGGTGATATGCGCAACAACACCATGTTTCAAATGGGCTGGTATGCCCGCCGCAAGTATCCCGACAACTGGGAGCAGGTGGTTGAGGAGTATAACCGCACGTTCATGGCGCCGGCCTTGGACTCGAAAGAGATGCTGGGCATCATCAAGCAGCTGCAGAAAAAGGACTATGGTCCAACGTGCAACATCGAACCTTTCTGCTCAGTGTGTGACAAGGATCTGTGCCGCACCAAAAAGTTTGGGATCGGAGGCGACAGCGAAGACAAGGCGCAGGTAGGGGGACTGACTGTTGTGTTGTCCGAGCCGCGTCTGTTCTTCATGGTGGTGAACGGGAAGCGTGTGGAGCTCACCGTCGACCAGCTTCATAACCAATCCCTGTGGCAGAAGGCCTGCCTTGCGCAGATCAGCTTCATGCCTGCAACTATGAAACAGCAGGACTGGACGTCCTCTGTCAACAAGCTCCTGTCTCAAGCCACCTATCAGGAGGTGCCACGCGAGCTGACGATCACAGGGCAGTTCGAGGATCTACTCAAGAGCTACTGCAACGGCAGCGCTCAGGCCTACGATGCAGCAGAGCTTGAGACAGGGAAGCCGTGGCATGACGACCACAAGGTCAAGTTCAAGATGGATGGTCTGGCCAACTTCCTGCGCAACCGCAACCACCCGTGGTCGGACAACAGGGCCAAGATCCAAGAGGAGATCAAACGCCTCAACAGCAATGAAGCCTGCTCTGGCCGTGAGCGCTACAAGAACGCCAAAGGTCAGTGGGCCGGGGTTCGAGTGTGGTGGGTGCCGGAGTTTGAGGAGGATGATATAGATTTGGGTGTAGAGGAGATAGACAACAATGTCCCATTCTAGTGCAAAGCTTATTACCGTGCGGGAGCTGGCCGAGTATCTGGATGTGACGCCGGCGGCTCTCTACAAATGGATCAAGGAAGACCGTATGCCAAAGCCGCTCCGGCTTGGCGGGCAAAAGGGAACGCTGCGCTGGCGCCTCGAGGAGATCAACACCTGGTTGGAGGAGAGCAAAGATGATTGAGAACAGCACGCAAGTCTTTGGCCCACCCGGCTGCGGCAAGACAGAGTTCCTGATGCGGGAGATCGACAAGTCTTTGGCTAGCGGTATCAAACCAGAGCGCATTGCGTTTGTTTCGTTTTCTCGCAAGTCGATTGAGGAGGCGCGGGAGCGGGCCATGACCCGCTTCAACCTCAACCCAAAGCAACTGGTCAACTTCCGAACGCTGCACTCCACAGGATACATGGAGCTGGGGATCACCAGAGACATGGTCCTCTCCACGGCGGACTACACCGAGCTGGGTCGTATGCTGGGCGAGGAATTTGTCGTGAACACCAAACCGGAGGATGGGCTGCTGGTGCCGACCGACCTGCGCCGCGGAAGCCGCTACTTGGCTATCATTGACAGAGCGCGCTACCGCATGATTGGACTGGAGGAGGAGTGGAAGGACCACGACACCTTTGACCTGAGCCTGTTCAAGGCAAAGCAAATCCAAGGTCAGCTGGCCGAGTACAAAGCCAAGATCGAGAAGGTGGACTTTGTCGACATGATCGAGATGTTCATCAATAACTGCACACCACGGCACCTCGATGTCCTGATCGTCGACGAAGCACAGGATCTCACTCCGCTGCAGTGGAAGATGGTTGCAAAAATGGCACAGTACTCCGAGGTGGTATGGCTCGCGGGGGACGACGACCAAGCCATCCACCGCTGGACGGGCGTTGATGTAAAGCAATTCATCCGGATGTCAGAAAACCGCATCATTCTGGACCAGTCCTACCGCCTGCCGCGACGTGTGTTCGAGGTTGGAGAGCGGATTGTCAAAAGGATCAAGGACCGAGTTCCCAAAGCCTACCGCCCGACACCAGAAGAGGGAAAGGTGACATGGCACTATGAGATGGACTCGCTGCCTTTGGAGCGTGGTTCTTGGACGATCATGGCACGCACCAACGCCTATGTCACAGAGCTGGCCAAGGTGGTCCGCAACATGGGTTACTACTACACTGTCAAGGGTCAGGCGCCGATCAGCAAAGAGCAGGCTCGAGCGATCCAGACGTGGCGGTCCTTGGCCAACGGCAACAGCGTCCAGCTGCATTTGATTCAGGAGCTGTATGAGGTGGTGCCAAAGCAGGGTGACCGCGCAGTGGTGAAGCGGGGCTCCAAAAAGCTGCTGGAGGCTGCCGATCCTATGGGCCTTCTCTGCATGGAGGAACTGGAGGCGGAGTTCGGGATGATCCCGCAGCGTGACCTCATGGGTTACTACGACCCCTTCCGCGTTCTCAACCTCGGCGACGAGATGCGTTTGTATCTGCAGCATGTTGAGGCCTCCGGAGAGGATATCACCAAGCCACCACGGATTAAGCTTTCCACTTTTCATGCCATGAAGGGCGGCGAGGACGACAACTGCGCCGTGTATCTGGCGACCACCAAGACGTGTGAGGAGAGCCGGTATCCGGACGACGAGCACCGCGCCTTTTACGTTGGCGTGACCCGAGCGAAGAAAGAGCTCCACGTTGTGGAGAGCAACAAGAGGTATAAATATCCGCTATGACATACGCATTTAGAGAAGGACGTCTTTGGGATTGGGCGGTCGACATGGCCAAGCACATGTCAAAGCTGAGCAAAGATCCGAGTACCAAGGTCGGAGCTGTAATCTTCGACGACAAGCGGAGGCTTGTAGCTGGCGGCTACAACGGCCTACCTCGTGGTGTGGTCGACAGCCATAAGCGGTTGAATGATCGCTCCATTAAATACAAGATGGTGCTGCACGCTGAGCGGAACGCACTGAGTTTTGCTACGACCTCGGTCCACGGATCAACGCTCTTCTGCACACACCCGTGCTGCACCCAGTGCGCGGCACAGATTATCCAGATGGGCGTAGCGAACGTGTGCTGGCCTAAGCCTGACGTTGAGTTTGCTGAGCGCTGGGAGGATGACATTGCGTTGTCGATGGAAATGTTTACGGAAGCAGGAGTGATGGTAGATGTCAGATAAAACACGGGAAGAACTGATCGCCGCGGGCGGGCACAAAGACGACACCAGCAAGGTGCGTATGGAGCTGATCCCGCCAGAGCTTCTCTATGGTGTTGGTGACATCCTGACGTTTGGTGCTGCCAAATATGCAGACCGTAACTGGGAGGCCGGCATGAAATGGTCTCGAGTATTTGGCGCATTGATGCGGCATATGTGGGCTTGGTGGGCGGGGGAAAAGCTGGACCCTGAGTCTGGCCGCTCGCACCTATGGCACGCAGGTTGCTGTATTGCCTTCCTGATAGCTTACGAAGAACGAAACGTCGGCACGGATGACCGACCCACAAAGGACTGAGGCACATGGCAAGAGACCGGAACGACAAGAGCACCATTTCATTTTTCGAGAGACTGGACCTCGGGGAGAAACTCGTCCCCGACTGGAACATCCCATCCTCATATCCAGATCTGACGGTTTATCCGCAGATCGCCGTCGACCTTGAGACATGTGATCCCAACCTGACAAAGCTCGGACCAGGCTGGGCGCGAAACGATGGGTTTATCGTAGGCATCGCTGTCGCTGCGGGGGACCAAGCTTGGTACTTCCCAATCCGTCACCAGAACGGCCACAATCTGGACCCGAAGATGACCATGAAGTGGCTCAAGAAACAGATGGCCACACCGCACATCGACAAGATCATGCACAACGCCACCTACGACTTGGGCTGGCTGCGCGCGGAGGGGGTTAATGTTCAAGGGCGAATCATTGACACCATGATCACCGGCGCCATTGTGGACGAGAACCGCTGGTCCTATAGCCTCAACAACTTGGGTCGCGACTACATCGACATGCGCAAGGACGAAAAGATGCTCCGCGCCGCAGCGAAGGACTGGGGCATCGACCCGAAGGCGGACATGTGGCGGCTGCCTCCCGCCTATGTCGGAGCCTATGGTGAACAGGACGCCATAATGACCCTCAAGCTTTGGGGTCGACTCAAGACGGAGATTTCCAGCCAAGACCTGACACACATCTTCAACCTCGAAACCTCCTTGATACCCGGCATGGTGGACATGCGGATGCGCGGCGTTCGTGTGGATCTCGACAAAGCCGATATTGCACGCACCGGTCTGAGGGCCAAGGTCCAAGAGCTGAAGTCCCAGATCAAACACAAGACAGGCGTGGACCTCGAACCTTGGGCGGCTGCCTCTGTGCAAAAGGTGTTCGAGGCCCTCAATCTCCAGTACCCCAAGACAGAGGCCGGCGCCCCGTCTTTTACCAAACAGTATCTGGCTGCGCACCCGCACGAGGTGTGTCAGATGATTGTGCGCCTGCGTGAGTTCGACAAAGCGGACAGCACCTTTATTGACAGCATCCTGCGGCACGAGCACAAGGGTCGGATACACACCGAGTTCCACCAACTCCGCAGTGACGACGGTGGCACGGTCACAGGACGGTTCTCTTCTTCGTCTCCAAACCTGCAGCAGATTCCAGCGCGCGATCCGGACATCAAGAAACTGATCCGTGGTTTGTTTATTCCAGAGGAAGGGCAAATGTGGGGGTCGTTTGACTACTCGTCTCAAGAACCACGACTGCTGGTTCACTTCGCAGCCTCAATGCCAGACCGTATGCGCAGCCCTATGGTCGATACAATCGTCGAGGAATACCACAAGGACGACGTGGATCTGCACCAGATGGTCGCGGACATTGCGGGTATTTCCAGAAAGCAGGCTAAGGTTGTGAACCTTGGCATCATGTATGGCATGGGCGTAGGTAAGCTGTCCGCCCAGCTGGGGGTGTCCGACGCCGAAGCCAAGGGGATCATCGAGGAGCATCAGGACAAAGTTCCGTTCGTGAAACAGCTAGCCACGGCTGCCAGTACGAAAGCCGAGAAGGACGGACAGATTCGCACGGTCCTCGGAAGACTCTGCCGATTCCATCTGTGGGAGCCTCGGACGTTTGGTTACAACAAGCCGCTGCCGCTCGAGGAGGCTAAGAAAGAGTACGGCTCTGTCGGCAACAATCTGAAAAGAGCCTTTACTTACAAGGCCTTAAACAAGCTGATCCAAGGTTCGGCAGCCGACCAAACCAAGAAAGCGATGGCCGATTGTTTTGCCGAGGGCCTCACGCCCATGCTAACAGTTCACGACGAACTCTGTTTTTCCGTGGAGAACGAGGCACAATCTGCTATGATAAAAGAGATCATGGAGACAGGCCTTCCATTGAAGATCCCGTCCAAGGTCGACGACGATATTCCAGCCCTGCGTGGGTTGCCAAACAATTGGGGAGAGGTCGAATGAGCTTCAACGCTGACATCAAAACACTGGGGTTTAAGGATATGCACGACGAGCAGATCGACGTGTTCATGCGACTTGTTGACGCAGCGTTAAACCTGGCCGGAGCCGCTGGCGAAGCTGAGTTCGAAGAGATGCACAGCATCGCAGAGGACGCTGTGATCATATTTGGAGGTGTCGGAATCGACGTCAAGTTTGCTGCGGACTACTAACCGGAGGTTCGCTGTGCGATCTCAGCATTACGAGCTTGGTCAAATACATTCCCGCCCAGAAGGGTTGGTGACGGAGGTGCACTTCTTGCCGGTGCTTGCGGAGTCTGTGGGACCGCGGGCGCTGGCATTGGAGCGATAGCGGGGCCGGCGAAAGCTGGCCCTTCCTGCATCTGAGGCAGACCACCACTCTTGAACGGATCAATAATACCCTCAAACGGATCCACAATATCCGGTGCCGAGGACCGAGGAGCTTCGATCTCCTTGATCTCTTTCAATGGCCTACGGCGGAGTTGGTCCTGTACGGCACGGATGTCTTCCCGTGGAAAGAGGTCAATGGTCCCCGCATCACGCATCTCTTGGTAGTTCTTCGGCGTCACCTTGAACGGCTCAAACTCTCCGCGAAGCACGGCGTTTACACCACCAATGTTGTTCTTCTTTAGCAGTCTGCGGATTTCGCTTTTGCTCAGACCCATGGTTTCTAGGTCTTGGAAGAACTGATAGTATTCCCGATCAACGCGCAACTTGGCTTCATTGGATTGGACATAGCTGTCATACAGGCTGTTTGCGGTGGCGTTGGCGTCATCGGTACGACTGTTGAATATCCGTTTTGCATTTGTCTGCGCCTGTTGTAGACGGTAGGCACCGAACTCAAGCCCCTTAGCCGGGTCAAACTCCAAGGCGCTCACACCAGAGAACTGCCGGAAAAGCTCCCCTGTCAGCGTGCGCTCACGACCAAGCTTGTCTTTGGGGTCAATCAAACCAGGAGCCACTTGACCTACGACACCACGAGCAAAGCGGCTCGGTTCAAACTCACCGCCGGATACGTTCACGGGAACGAGGTTCGGAAGCAGTGTTTCCAATACGTGATTGAACATCTTAGAACCCTTGGTCCCAATGCTGTCCTCTGGATTGTAAACTTCGGCCCCCGTGTCGGTGCGGCCTCCGCGCAAACTGATGTCTACCAGCGCCTCGGTAAGCATGGCCTCGTCTAGGAAGGGAGCAAAGAACTCGCCCAGAGTTCCGATGACCACATCACCCAGAACCTGCCCAGGATCTTTACCTTCAGCGATGGCATCGTCAGCTTCGTTCACCGCGCGGTTTGCAAAACGCGATAGTGAGTCGTATGGGTTTGATGTACTGAAGTTAATATACTGAATCTTCCCGTCGTCTGTTTTACCGACAGGTACAAGAACAGCGCCTTTTTCCCACGGTGCTGCAAAGGAACGCTTGTACGCATCCATCTCTTCACGGCTGACGCCAGAGACCTGGTAACCCAGCTCCAAGACACCAGCTGGGATGATGGCCGTTGCCGAGGAGAACCCAAGTAGACGCTGACGTCCACGAGCCTGAACCGCCGGGATGTCAGAGGCCATGTCGTCCAGTGACTGCTTCACGATATTGAAGCCGGTGCGGTACATCTCAGCAGGGAACGTGACGAAGTTACCCACAGGCAACTTTCTTGCAAAGCGAACAAGACCAGACGCACCTTTGTTATAGTTTGGCACAGTGTCACGCACGATCTGAGCTGCGCGGTCCTTGATCAAAACGTCGATCGCATCAGCGTTCTGGCTCTGCATAGCTATCCGAGCTTCATCCGATATGTCGGCACCGTTCTTGGTCAGGTATTTGATTTGCGCCTCTGGGTCTACGCCCTGCAAAGCGTGTTTAATCTTCGCCTGCTCAGCTTGATAGCTGAAGAATTTCCAGAAGTCATCCGAGGCTTGATACATATCCTCGAGCGGCTTGGTTACTTTGCCAGCGGCCTTAGATGCGGTCTCTCCCAGAGTAGCTTCAATGAAGTCCTTTGGGTCACGACCGGCGGTGAGGTTGAGGCCCTTACTCAAGATGTCCTGCACCTCTCGAAGCTCGGCGTTTGTCCCCAGCACGCCTCGGTTGTACGCGTCTGTTAGCGCGTCAAAGACTGCATCATCACCCTTGTTGGTGAGGTTGGAAAACACGAGGCGGGCGGAGTCTTTAAGGCTTCCACCGCGACCAATCACAGGCATATTTCCGTTAGCCAAAGCAAAAGATACTGCGGTCGTGAAGTTCCGCACCTGTGTAATGGGGGACAGCACTGTCTTGCTGTATTGAGAAATACCCTTACCCTTGAGCCACGTTCCAAAGATGGCTTGCGTGACCTTCGTACCAAAGCTGTCTTCTGCTAGAACTTGAGTTGTCAAATCCTTGTAAATGGACTGTGGCACATAAAAGCCGTCCAAGCTGCCCCAGCCCGCACGGTTTACCATCTGGTCTACCTCATCTGGTATCTTGCCGACCACGCCGACCATGCTACTAGCACCGTCAGTACCGCCGAGTTTCACATACCCTCGATCGCGTAGTGCCTTGGCTTGCGCCGGGGACAACGTGTTGCCGTCAATGAAGAGCTTACCAATACCTGAGTTCTGCTTGGACAGATCTTTGATTGTTCCAAAGTAGTCGTCCACAGCAGTAAACTGAGCTAGGTCAGCAATAGTTCCGAGGTACGCGTCCCTGGGGTCGTCGATCTCGCCAAGCAGTTGACGTAGGGGTTTCGGGATATTCTCACGGGACACAAACATACCGGTGTCCAGACGATCTGCAGCAACGCGACCACCGGCCAAGCTCTCTCGAGACTTGATGCTGTAGCGTCCCAAGAATGCTTCGCGCGCTTTTTTGGCGGCCTCATCAGTCACCTTGGCACCAACTATAATCTTGGCGTCTTCACCTTGACCCTCAACCGACAATCCGTTCTTAGACAAGAACTCGTCTGAGAACTCATCCTTAAAAACGTCACGACGATAGAGGTCTGTGAGTTCTTTCTCGACAGACTTCCTGTTGCCTTGAAAGAAACGGTCTGCAGTTTTTATAGACTCTTCCGTTGGCGTGTACTTTGCATCTTCAAATATGCGATACCGGCGTCGAAGGTATGTGTTCAGGTTTGTCTTGATGAGGTCGTCTAGTTTCTGCCCACTCTGGGTGACAAAGTTGTTGTCTCGCAAAAAGTTGCTGTCCAAGACATCCATGCTCAGCTCGTCAACGTGCTTTCGCATACGCATCGCGTTCTGACGCACACCTTTTGGAAGCGTGTCCAGTATGGCTTTTTTCACGTTAGGGTCTGGCTGTGTTAGGTATTCTTCGACCTTAGACATGACGTCAACACGGTCGATCTGCCCTGTTTCTGGGGTGTTCTTGATAGCGCTATCTATCTCAGTCTCAAGGTCTTTCAAAATGCGATCGGCTCGTTTGAGCTGGTTTTGCGTCTTGCCATCCATCAGCAGCCGGCGTGTGGCTACGTCTTCTGGAAGAAACCCTCTATAGCGGGAGAAAGCAATCGCGTCGGCCAGACCTTTTTTGAACACGCCCAGTTCGTCCGCGGACCCAGGAGCGGCAGTCATGCGTTTGTATAGCATGTCATCAATACCCGCGCCGACATCGTCAATCTTTTGACGCGTTGCACCTGCGAGGTCTTTGGTAACTTGTAAGTCACCAATGGTTTTGCCGGCCTGCGTCAAGCCCGCCTGAATAACACCACCTAAAGCGGCGCTTTCTGCGCCAAGAGCTACCCTGTTCTTCAGACGAGCAAGGGCCTTCTCTCGCCCCTTCAGTCCGATTAAGTCCTCTGTCTGTGTCGGACCCATGCCAACCCAGTCTGCAATCGTAGTGGTGTTGTCGTTGGATACGGCCGCGTCAACAAGACCAGCTGCTGCAAGTTCCTTTGCAGCAAGACCGAAACGCTCAGCTTTGGTGAGGGGAGTGTTCGCCAGGCCCTTAGCAATCCTCGCAGCCTTTGCACCCTTTGCTACGACGTTGGCAGCACCGAGACCGGGGACCACGAACTGCGTTACGATCTCCGCGCCTTTACCGACGAAACCTTCAGGGTCCAGACCCATGGCATCGCGAAGGGCTTCTGCCCCTGCGGTCACCTGATCGCCGTAATCTGTCCCAGCTGCGATGTCCACGGCCATTGCACCGAGGCCTGCGAGGCCTTCACCAATACCAATGACACCAGACACAACACCCTCGCCAAGCTCCCCGACGAGCGTGTCGTCGTAGAACTGCTTGTCGTCTTCGACAGGTTCAGGGCTGGTTTTAAAGGGGTCTATGATTCCAGTGGGTTTGAACGGATCTACAATGTCAGCCACAGATTATCCCCCGTAGGTTTTTTGGTAGTACTCAGTCAGTTGCTCGGTTGTGGCGCCTGGGTTTTGTTGAACGGCAGCTGCCAAGAATTGTTCAAGCGTAGGTTTACCTGATGGCGGCGGGGCCACAGGGGCGCCATCCATCTGTTGTTGGTACAGAGGCGCTAGTGCAGCTTGTGCTGCGGCCATGGCCTCGGACGCATTCATGCCTTGATTTGCAATCAGCTTCCCAGCTAGGTCTCGAACGGCATCGGGGAAAGGTTCAAGTGGCGAAATACTTTGACCGCCAGCTCCTGCGGCACCCGCAGCACGAGCCACGGCCGTATCACGCTTCTGCTGCAGACCGAAGATCATAGCTTTCGCAAAACGGTCCGCGGTGCTCCCTGGCTGCGCCAAGGCGCCACCCATAGCAACCGTCATAATGCGGTCGTTGAGCTCGTCAATTGATGCGTTCTTAGGTGCGGGCTGCCCAACAGCTGCTTCGTAAGCCTCTTCAAGACCCTTCTTGTCGTTGCTTGTACCAACAGCCGAGGTGATTGCAGCTTGGACCTGCTCCTTATCACCGGAGTTTGCGGCCTGCTGAATAGACTTCACCTTGCCGGACACGACAGCGCCGCCGCCTTCTTGGATCTGCTCAGCGGATTGCTGTAGCCCTTGCATAAACTGCATGGGGTCTTGCCCGATATCCACGCGACCCGCAAGTCTGGGGTCGTAATTCTGGTATGCTGCAGACACAGAACCACCTTCAGCCATGCGGACAGGAGCAGCCTGCTGTGCAGGTTGTGGTACAGGTTGTGGTACAGGTGCTGTCGGCATTGGTTGAACGGGTGGCATTTGTTGCTGCATAGGCTGCGGCGTCATAGGCATCTGTTGCATCATAGGCATGGGCTGGCGAGGCGTCATTGCCGTTGGCTGTTGTTGCTGAGGCATCGCAGCTTCCATCAGCTCGGTAGAAGACGCCATGATACCGCCCATTCGCGCCAGTTTGTTTCGCGCCGGACGAGACTTTGCTTCAAAAAGACTGCTGTTATAGATGCCGCTCATTTTATGACCCGCTTGTGTTTGTAAGACTGCCCAATCCGAACAACCCTCCTCCACCAGTGCCGCCACTCAGAGTGTTTGCAATGGAGAAGATGTTGCCGACTGGATTTGTTTGCGGTGTAGCCGCAGTACCCAGTGTAGACTGCCCACTAGGTAGCCCGGAAAGAATGTCTCTCATGTACGCGAAGCGACCGAATGGTTCGTACGCCTCTTCGAGCGCGCCTTGGCGACCGATGTCGTACTCGGCCTGCAGCTGAGCCTGCTCCAAAGATCCTACGTTGAACAGCGCATTCACATCCTGCTGGCCAAGCGCCTGTGTGGCTTCGCCCAAAGCTCCTTGCTGTGTTCCAAGTGAGCCAAGGCCTTGTCCCAGCTGACCAAACGCCTGCGCGGCAGTTTGACCGCGGTTCATCTGGTTTTCAAAAGCCGATTGAGCTTGCTGCTGTGCACCTGTGAACGCGGCCGAACGAAGCTGTGCACCCATTTGTGCAGCACGGTCGTCAGCAGCACGCTGCAGCTCTTGTTCAGCGACGGCCTGTCGTGACCCACCAAACGCCCCGGCTTGTACCGCGGCTCCGCCAATGCGTTGCCGCTCAATGTCTGCTTGCCGCTGAATGTCCTGCTGTGTGACGTCGATTACGTCTTCCACAAAGGGGTCGTAAAACTGTCTGTACGATGTCGGATCGTAAGCACCAGTAGTGCTACCGAGCTGAGCAATACCAGACTCGTAAGCTGTCTGTCCCGCACCAAGGGTTTGTTTTGCTGTGTCCAGAAATGGTTGGTACGCACCAGTTTGGCCGCGCCCCATTTCAAGAGCTTCTCGCTGCGGGTCTGTGAAGCGAATGATGTCAGGCCGCGGAACGCCGCCTTCAACCACCTGCACAGGGTCCCCGTACTGATCGAGGACTGGGTTGCCTTCCTCATCTGTCTGATAAACAGGTTGCCCCTGCGCGTCAAAGACACCGCGACCCTCCAGAGGAGAGGCCGCCGCAAAACCGCTGATCATCCCAGTTTCTTCGTCAACTTGATAGACGTTGGCGAGTAGGTCTTTTAGAAACCGCTCCTGATACTCAGGAAGCAGCGTCATAGACTTTTGGATTACCTCTTCAGCCATTATGCTCTCCGCTCAAACTGATTCATCATGCGATACATCTCAGCCGCACCACGGTTGCGATCGCCTTGGCCAGCACCACGAACAGCCTCTTCAGTCATGACAAACTCACCATCCGAGAGTCGAGCCTCTTGGACAGGGCCGCCGTCCTGATAGATCATCGCTGGTATTGAGTCGCTGGTCCCCGTCCCTGGACCTTGGATGTATCCACCCTTAGCCGCATAACGAACACGCGGCACGTTAGGGACAGCCGTTCCTCGGTAGTCGGGCACTCGTTCACCTGTGTCATACTGGCGCTGCTGTAGAGGCGTCATGGCAGGTTTTGGTTTTGAGATTTGATCCATTACAATGGCAGCAAGAATGGGGTCGTTAATCTTCCCGTTTTGTGTAATGCCTGTAATGTCTAGGATGCTGCCGATACCTTGTGTGATACCGCCGTATTGCCCCTGACCTCGAGCGCTGGCCAATGCCTCAGCTGGGTTTCCACCCTGAGAGATCTTCCCGAAGGCATCTGCCAGACCCTGCCCTCGAGCAGCCTGACTAAAGTTGCCTCCACCAAGAGCACCTAGCACATCAAGTCCGGCGCCAAGTTTCCCACCAACCGGATTGGCAAGACTGCCGATACCTGACATGATGGCGTCTTGTAGGTTACCCCCAGAAGCAAGACTGCCGATACCTGAACCTATGGCGGCACCAGCAGGCCCACCTACTGCCATGCCGATCAAGCCGCCGATTGAGGAAACCAGTCCCATTATGCTTCTCCTTTTACCGCTTCTGGCGCGGTTACAGTAATACTTGTGCTGCGCTTCTCAGAGCCCTTCCAAGGTTCACCGCAGTCTGGACAGTTGCCATCCGGGTAGCTTGCAATCTCTTCTGGCGTATTGACGGCGTTTCCACAGTCTACACAATGCACTGTATCAGAACTGGTAGAAGGTTTCCACTTCGAACCATCTGACATAGTTATAATAGTTTTCGTCATGCTATCACCGTAACCGTTCCAACCCCACATGTCCCAGATAAACCGCGTACATGTGGACTGTTAATTAGTGCGATCTTAACAAACCCGCCCTGTTGAAACAATGCCCCTGTTTCTAAGCCGGAATCGTCCGTTTGTAAGTCCGTCAATGTTATTCGAGTGGCCCGTTCTTCACCGGGGTTTTGCTGCTGCTCCATGTAGGTAGCAAAGCTACGAGCCAGGTTTGCAAAGTAAACTGGATCATACTGCGCCGGAGGCACAGCAAAGAACGGAAGAATAAGGTTACGGGACACTTAGCGCCTCCCGTCAGGTCGTAAGTCGTAGCGCATGGTTCCCAAGCGCCAGTTGACCCCCACGTCGTCAGACTCAACCAGAAGACTAAACTGACGCCCCCGCAATCGGAGGTGTACAAGCTCGGTGCTGTCCGTGACAGTACTGGTCGTGCTACGAAAGTAACCACCGCCGCTGTGGTTTCTCACACGAGTAGTCACGTCGATGCTGGGCGTTACAGCCGTCGAATCTCTAAACCCAACGTCAGGGATCATCCGACTGATAAACGCAAACTTCTCGCCGTCCCCGATGTCAATCGGACTAGAGCGAATGTAGGCATTGATTGCGGAAACAGGGGAGGTGCTGCCGTCGTCGAAACCTACCTCGTGTGTGTATAGGTAGTTGTCCGTTCCTGCCGCAATCGGGTTATCGTAGATACTACGATCCATCCAAAACGTGCGCTCCATCGTACCGTAATACCAAGCTTTCTCGAGGTAGTTATAAACCACGTAGCGGTCGTTTACGTCACTGTCTTCTGACGGGTAGAACCACCAAACCTCCGAGAAGGATGTGTTGGTCGCAGCCACGACCTTCTCACGCTGGTTGTAGTTGAAGTTGTTAAACACGTAGTCCCGAACCGTACAAGGCAGGCGCTGTACGGTACCACCGTACACATAGAACTCACTATTCCCCATCCAGAACACGTTGTCCTCAACCGCAACCGCCGAAAGCGGGCTCATGGTTGTGATGTTTTCAGAAACCAGGTTGATGCCGAATGTGAACGGAGGCCCCAAGTACTGCATGGCGTAAAGCGACGCGTCCGTAAAAACCAAGATCTGCTGACGAGTTTCGACTGCGGTGATAATCTCGGACCCAGAACCAAGACGCAATTCCCCAGCGGTATTGGTTGCTGTTGATGCCCAGTCAGTCAGAGACTCCTGTGATGAGAATCGAATAGCCAGTGGATCCTGCACACCGGGCGTTGACTCTGGGTCACACCCAAACGCAATAACGTGACGGTCACGATCGGACACTAGAATCTGCTTGGCGATAGTCGGTGTTGCGTTTGCGCCCGGCAAAGAACCGAGGTCCACGGCACGAGCGGCAAGCGATGAGGTCCGGTCCCAATAGTAGATCCCACCGTTGCGCGGGTTGATCAGTAGATCCTCGCCAAAGTTATCATGCGTCCAAAGACGAAGGGTCGAGGTGATAATCGGTGTCTCAGCCGCCGATCCCCACGCTCCTCGGCCCCAGAACCCAACTCCCCAGCCGGCGCCGAATGTGGATGTGTCAAGGCCGATACTGATCTGATATGCGCCAATACATGCCGCGCCGCCGTCACCTGTGTCAGATGCGTTCGCCAGCACAGGGGTGGGGACAAGGGCTCCGTCAACCGTTATGTCTTGGATCGTGGTTTCCGCTTCTCGGGCCTCGAAGGTATAAGTGTTCTCCCCGAGAATACTGGAAATCTCATATTCTTGATTCAAGACACCAGCAGTAATGTTTCCACCTAGATCTGCAGCACCTGTGAACGTAACAAAATCCCCGCTCACCGCACCGTGGTCAGTGTCGGTCACAGTAATGGTGGATGATCCGTCGGTTGCAGAGAATGTCACATCCCCTGCAGCAGTCGTCTCGCGAATCGGAGTGATGTCGTTAAACAAACCGCCATCTTGGTTGAGGTAATACTTGAGGCTTGTGCCAAGTCCAATAAAGCGGCTGTTGCTCAGATCCGTCCACGGGTGCATCGCGCGGCAGGATCCCAAGAATGACGCACCTTGGAACTTGGTCCAACCACCAATCTTCTCTGGGTACCCGAAACGAAACCGAACTTTGTCCACGTCAAACCAACCGCCTTCGTTGGAGTACGAAGTGGTTTCTCGGTTCACGCCCGGTTTAAACTGAAGCTTGGTTAGGGGCATTCAGGGAACTCCTAGTTATCAGCACCATACATCAACTAGGCTTGATAGGCCAATCCTCTTCTGCCAAGTGAGGCCAGTTTGCATGGTCTGAGACATCTCGAAGCGCCTGCCTATATGTGGCCCAAGAGGTCTTCCCCGCAGTGTCCAGCGGGCTGTCGTTCATTTGGGTCCAATCAGACTCATCCAACAGCTTGTTTCGGGTAGCGCGCATGCTGTCTGCCGTCTTGTCGTCAATACGCGCACGGTACGCAGCTGTCTGGTCTGCCACTGTGTGTGTTACGCCGTCATCGTCCGTGTATTCGGAGAAGTTGGGGCCGACAGAGTAGACCGTAAACCACTGACCGTCTTCGTTCTGCTCCACACCAGAGCGGTAGCTGAACTCATAGGGCGTCGTGATTGTAGCGGCTGGGCCCTCGAACACTGGGTCCGCACCTAGTTGGTCCAGGCGCTCCCTAGAGATGGGAGTAGTTACCACAGGGCGTGTTTTCTTGTGGCGTGTGCGAAAACTGATTTCAGTGAGTAGCTCACCTGTTTCGCGGATTCTAATTAGTGCCATATCGGTTTCCTTTATGCGACCGCGTAGAAGATATACTCTGCGCTTGAGACGTTGATGTTGGTTGCACCTACCTGATTAACAATGAAGCCACTGTTGTCAGGGTCGATGCTATCGTCAGACGTTACCTCTGCTGCCGTAGTGTTGAGGCTCAGGTGTGGGTCATTGCCAGCGACAATACCACGTTCTGTGTCCCAAACATACCAGTCGCCTGTGCTGTCAGTGCTCTTGATGAGGATGAACCTAGCACCTGACGTAAAGCCACAGTCTATAGTCTGACTTGTGCCGTTACCCGTGTAGCTACCCACCTTCGACACACCATCAAGGCTTGCGAAGAGGTAGGCGATGTAGTCTTCACTTGAGTTATTAACCGCTGTGGACGATCCAACAGTAAAGGACGTGTCAGAAGGAGCAGTGTCGTTCCACATTAAGTTGTTCGTTGTGACCGCATTAGTAGAATCCAACCGCAGCCACTTGCCGCCGCCAAGGTCTTCGTTGTAGATAGCCCAAAGCCTAGCGCCATCCCTACTCTTCACCCACATCATCTCAGGCGCAACACCAAGGTTATGGCTTACAGTACGTCCTGCTGTTCCGTTACCCGTGTATGCCACAACATCGAAGAAGCCGGGCGCACGTTTGAATGACCAGTAGATACATCCATCTATGCCTTGGTAATTGTCTTCAATGCCGTTTTGATGGTCGAACTCAAAGTAGGATGCACCGCCTTCTGTGCCAGTTGAACTTGTATCAAGCGCACGCCCACCAGTAAGTCGTGATATAGCAACAGCGCCAGAAGCAAATGTTCTATTTCTGTTGATTTGCATATCAACAGGGAAGTTTGTGGTTACAAATGATCCTCCGGCTTGAGCGTCTACATCAAACACCTCAGTCCCACTCTCAGGTGGAGCAAGGGGGCCACGGCGGATGGCTATGTAGATGTAGGTAGAGCTAGATGCGTTATAACCCGTTCCACTATATGGCAGATGAAAGCCTGTTGAGGTTATGTCAAGCACACTTACGCCTGTTGTTACTTCTGCGTTTGATAAGTGTGGTTGCA